GCCAGTGGGCTGTGTGGGAGCGGTTGAAGAATGATATGGATTGTTAGATGACTAAGTTTCAGGTTTCTATGTGTGCGGGTCAGGGGTTTTTGATTCGTCCGATTGTTCGTGAGTATCGGCGGTCTGATCGGGTGTGGTTTCCTGGTGTGTCTGTTTTTGGTGATTCTCCGTCGATGTATCCGTATGTGAAGTATGTTCCTGAGTTTGTGGATGGTGGCGAGGGTTAGTTGTGAGCCGTGTCGCTGAGTTGCGTCGTGAGGTGGAGTGGCGAAAGTGTGTTCGGAGCGAAAAGTATTTTCTTGAGAATTATTGGTTTATTGCTCATCCTGCTCATGGGCGGATTCTTTTTGGTTTACGTAAGGCGCAGGCGAAGGCTCTTGAGGAGTGGGCCGAAAATAGGTATTCGCTTACGTTGAAGGCCCGTCAGATTGGGTGGACGACGTTGATTGCGGCGCACCAGTTTTGGTTGGCGTTTTTTCATGCGGATCAAAACATTATTGATTTGTCTCGTACTGAGCGTGAGTCTGTTTTGTTGTTGCGTAAAAGTAAGTATGGGGCGAAGCATTTGCCTGGTTGGATGGTGGAGCGTGGACCGAAGTCACTTGTCGAACACCAGCAGCGCATGGCGTTCGACAATGGAAGCCAGATTGTGTCGATGCCGTCTGCGTCCGATCCTGCCCGTGGTGAGTCGGCGACACTTATCGTGGTTGATGAGTGGGCGTTCTTGCCGAATGCGGAGGAGGCGTGGGCGTCAATAGAACCTGTAGCGGATGTGGGTGGCCGTATTGTTGGGTTGTCTACGGCGAATGGGTCGGGAAACTTTTTTCATCATTTGTGGACTGGTTCTACGACGGGGAATAACAAGTTTTCGCCAATGTTTTTTCCTTGGTCTGCTACGGAGGATAGGGATGAGGCGTGGTATGAGTCGAAGCGGGATTCGATGTTGCCGTGGCAGTTGGCTCAGGAGTACCCGACCACCCCCGAGGAGGCTTTCATTCGTTCGGGGAACCCTGTGTTTGATTTGGATGTTCTTGACGCTATGCAGATCCATGTGGAGGCTGGCCGTTACGGGTATTTGCATGAGATCCAGCCAAGGGTTTTGGAGTTTCGGTGTTGACGGTGTGGCAGGAGCCAGAGCGGTGGAGCGGATACGTCCTTGGCGTGGATACGGCTGAGGGTTTAGGTCACGGCGATTATTCGTGTATTCAGGTGTTGGACGCTAGGGAGGGTGTGCAGGTTGCGGTGTGGCACGGCCATATTCCGCCTGATGAACTCGCTTACGAGGTTCACAATTTGGGGATTTGGTATGGGAATGCTTTGTGTTGTGTGGAGTCCAATAACCACGGGTTGACAACTATTACTCAGTTGCGTCAGTTGGGGTATCCGAATATGTTTCGACGTAGGTCGTTGAATAGTCAGACGGATCGTATGTCGCAGGAGTTTGGGTGGAAAACGACGAGGACTTCTAAGCCGTTGATGATTGACGATTTGTCGATGGCGTTGCGTAACAGTGAGTTGATTTTGAAGGATCAGCACACGATCGCAGAGTTGCGAACGTTTGTTCGTAATGAGCGGGGTAGCATGTCGGGTTCACCCCATGATGACCGTGTGATGGCGTTGGCTTTGGCTAACCAAATGCGCAAGTATGCGTTCATTCCCGAGTACGTTCAACAGGTGGACGATACGTGGACATTTAATTGGTGGATGAGAGAAGCCAGCAAGAAGGAACCTGTAAGCGATACCATCGGTATGAACACAGTCCGTGGGACAGCCTAAGTATGTCTGTAGGACATATATCTATGATTGGAGTGGCCGATAATGGCTAACAACCGTAAATACAATGCGTCGGGGATGGGTGAAACAATGCGTATCAACCATGCGCAGCTTTACAATGGACCCCCTGCCGAGGGTGGTGCCCAACCCAACAAGCCTCGCTTTAGCGGAGCGATGAACGAAGTTCATCCTGGCGACAAGGGTGCTGGAATGAAAATTCGGGAAACTCCCCTTAATCAGCATGGAACAACGGGTCGGGTAGCACCTGGTCCTGGGCTTCCTCAGCCTGATAGCGCTGTTCAAAGTACCTGACGGTGGCGGTCCTCCCTGACGGGGCGACCTTTGAAGAGTTCGCTGAATATGTTCTTGCTAGGCGAAATGTTCCTTTACAAGAACTCAGAGAACTTTATGAGCGTCGTTTGCGCCTCAAATCGGTGACGATTGCTAGAGGCGAAACGATGCGCAAAATGTTGCCACCTGAAGATCGTGACCTCACCGTTAGGGAACGAGAGAAAAAAATTATTTCAGAGGCTCGTGCTGGTGGGCATGAACCTGTTTACCAAGGGCGACGCTGGGTATAGATATGGCACGGATGACGAAAGCTGAACGGTTCTCTCAAACTAAAGAAAGAATTGATAACACGTACAGGTGGCGTAGCGAAGAAGGCTACGACGCCAAGTGGCGTCGAATGATTGACCTTTACAGAGGGAAAACGTTTTTTGGTGGCACGGGTGGTTATGCAGGAAATGTGGGTTATGACCGTATTTCTGTGAACATGGCTTTCTCTACAGTGAACGTGATCTCTCCGAGTGTTGCGGTCAACCACCCGAAGATCACTGTTACAGCAAACAAAGAGGGTGACGAGTCACGAGCCGTTTTTGTTGAAGCAGTCATCAACTATTTGTGGCGACACCATGACTATCGGAAACCGTTCCGTCGAGCCGTCAAAGATTTCTTGATTGTCGGTCACGGTTGGATGAAGGTTGGCTGGCGTTTCGTGGAACAAGAACGAGACTTGACTCCTGCGGAAATGGCAACCGAATACAATCAGGCAACCATCGAAGTTGACCAGTTCGCTTACGACAACCCCGAAATGATGAATGATCTTCCATCGGATCAAGATGTGATGGATGCCATTCCCAGCAAAACAATGGAAGTTGTGGAAGATCAGGCGTTCGTTGAACGGATCAGTCCGTTCGACATGCTCGTCGATCCTGAAGCAACATGTCTTGAGGATGCTCGTTGGATAGCGCAACGTATTGTGCGTCCACTTGCCGAAGTGAAACGAGACAAAAGGTTTAAGCGTTCAACTCGTCAAGAACTTGTAGCTGACGCAGGAGTGCGTTACCGCTGGGATAGCGACGACGAACGAGAACAGTACAACGAAGTGACGGCCAGAGTCACCTTGTACGAATTTTATGATTTGGAGAACGGCACAATTTCGGTGTGCGGCCAAAGCGGCGACGACTATCTGCTTGACCCCACCCCAATGCCGTACCATTTTGGTCACCCGTTTGTGATGATGCGCAACTATGACGTTCCTGACGTGTTCTACCCAATGGGAGATCTTGAAGCTATCGAATCGCTTCAAGAGGAACTAAATAAGACTCGTACCCAAATGGTGAACCACAGAAAACGGTATGCCAGAAAGTATTTGTATCACGAACGGTCCTTCGGTCCTGAAGGCCGTGAAGCGTTAGAGTCCGACGAGGATGGACGGTTCGTTCCCGTTATTGACGAGAACCGTGACCTTGCTGGCGTGGTGCAACCGTTACCGCAAGTCCCTCTTGCCCCCGAAATGTACAACCATTCTCACATTATCGAGGACGACATCAACACTGTAAGCGGCGTATCAGAATATGCCCGAGGGCAAATGCCCGAGACACGGCGTACTGCTACTGAGGCCAGCATCATTGTTGATGCAGGCAACGCCCGTGCAGCAGACAAACTTGCGATTGTAGAAATTTCTATTTCAGAAGTAGCGCGCATGGTTATGCAACTGATGATGCAATACATGACTGATGCCCAAATGGTGCGAATCACAGGCAAAGACGACCAAAAGTATTTTGTCGCCTACACCCGTGACGACATCATCGGAGAATTCGATTTCGCTGTAGAAGGCGGCTCTACACAACCATTCAACGAAACAGCCAGAAGGCAACAAGCAATTTCTTTGCTGAACGCTATGGCTCCGCTGATCGGCACCGTTGTCGATCCTACGGAAATAGCGAAACATGTGCTGTCTTACGGGTTTGGGATTAACGATCCTGACCGTTACATGATTCAGCAACAAACACCTCTTGACGCTCAAGTAGCGCAAGAGGAATCTGGGGGAGTAGCAGATCCCTTTGGTGTGCCCCCAATGTCGCAAGGCGGCATGGGGCCAGGACCAATCCCCGAACAAGTCTTTGAAGGCACAGGCGGAGTACCACCCGAACTCATTAAGCAACTCCAAAACCAAATGGGTGTAGAGTTGCCCAACATGTAATGGGACACTTCCATGTGTCATATAGGAACACCCGAAAGGATTCCTGATGGATGAAAACACAGCCTTGGGACTGGATACCAGCAACCCAAGCACAACGAGCGAAGAGAGCGGCCCTACACATACGGTCACCGTTGGCGGTGAACAAATGGATGTGTCGCAAACGGAGCTTATTAATGGCTACCAACGCCAAGCGGATTACACACGTAAAACGCAAGAGTTGGCAACTGAACGCGAAAGATTGGCTCAAGGAGAAGCAATCGTCCAAGCACTGGAGTCTGACCCCGAAAGTGCCGTATCGGCTTTAGCTGATGCGTTCGGGATCAGAATGGGCAACCAAGGGTCCGCTCCCCACGAGGAGATGGAAGAACTAGACCCAGAAGAAACCAGACTTCGACGACTTGAATCCGCCATTGAGGAACAAGGTCGCTTAAACAGACAGCAAAATTTGCAGAAAGAAATGAACGGTCTGCGAGACAAATATCACGCTGATATAGACGAGAATGCTTTGTACTCTCACGCTTTGAAATACAACATCGGAAACTTGGATGCTGCTTACACCCACATGACTTACGGGGATTTGCAGGAGAAAGCCAAAAACGCCGACATTGTTGATGAGAAGCGTGCGGCCTCAGTTATTGAGGACGGGTCAGGTGCAGCGGAGGGTGCTATCAGTCGAGAATTTGGTACCGCAGTAAATTCAATTCGGGACGCATATCAACTTGCTACAAAACAATTATCCGAATAACTAACTAAGGAGTAGACGTGGCTGGTAACGCAAATTTTGACCAAATTTTGTCAACCACTCTCTATAACTACGTCCCTAAGTTGGCTGATAACGTTTTCGGTGCCCGTCCTCTGTTTTATGCGCTTACCAATGGTCAAACCATTAGGCGTGTAAGCGGCGGTGCAAAGATTATCGTTCCAATCATCTATGGGTCTAACTCAACTGCCGCTTCATACGCTGGCGCTGACACAATTCCAATTACTGCTCAGGATGGCATTAGTGCCGCAGAGTATGACTGGAAACAGTACGCAGCGACAGTAACCATTACTGGTATTGAAGAAGGCAAAAACAACGGCGAAGCAGCAATCATTGACCTCCTTGAGGGCAAGATTATGCAAGCCGAACAAACCATCATTGACAACATGAACGCCATGTTCTGGGGTGATGGCACAGGTAACGGTGGCGACGACTGGATGGGTATCCAGGGCATTGTCGCTGACGGCAGCATTTTGGGTGGAATTGACCCAACTGGTGCTGGTAACTCATGGTGGGTTCCAACCATGACTAACCACGGTGCGGCAGCCCTGTCTTTGGCAGCGATGTCGTCTGTGTACAACACCGTTTCGGTTGGTAATGACCAGCCGACGATCATATTCACTGATCAAGAGCGTTATGAAGATTATGAAGCCTTGCTTCAGACAAACCTTCGGTACACAAGTGCCGCAGTTGCTGATGCAGGATTCCAGAATCTACTTTTCAAAGGCGCTCCCGTAACATTTGATGACAGTTGTGAAGCACAAGCTATGTACTTCTTAAACACGAAGTACATCAGGCTTGTAGCGCACACGGACACTTGGTTCCAACCAACCCCGTTTGTGCGTCCCACAAACCAAGATGCTCGCTTTGCGCAGATCTTGTGCTACGGAAACTTGACTTGTAGCAACCGCTCAAGGCAAGGACGTTTATTTAACATCGCCTAATTTCGATTAGGTATTCGGTGGGGGGGTGCTTCGGCACCCCCACACCACAATTCGGTTTAGTGGAGCAAATATGCAGCGAGAAAGAGCGCTTAGTTACAGTTCAGATGCCCGACCTGCTGGTTCAACTGGCAGCCGTCCTGGGCACTATGCTCCTGGGCAAGCGGACGGTGCCCGTCCGATACCTGGGGTAACGAACTTTGTAGAAGAAGCTCCCGTTTCTCCCGCCACAGCTTTTTGTTCCGCAACGACCCGTGCAGGTGCGCCGTGTAAAGCACGGCCAGTTCACGGGTCGGATATTTGTATTGGTCATACTCGACAAATGGCGGCTAGCTGATGGCTTTGACCCTTGCGCAAATGCGTACCCAAGTGCGAAGCGTTGTTGATATTGATTCAACCGACATTGATGACACGACCCTAGACACAATGATCGGTCAAGGCTTTGACCTCATTGTGTACAGCGAAAAGCGTTGGCCTTTCTATGAGGTGCGCACAACATTCGATACTGCGGCAAGTACCAAGGACTACACCCTGGCAACTATCGCCGCTTCTCCCGATGCCGTAACCCAAGGGTTACGTGACATGCTCGCCATTCGGAACGATGACCACGTTTTAGAATACATCGGTTCCGATAGCGCAGATTTCGATTACCCACTGAACTCGTTGCCGTCTGGTACGCCGTGGGAATGGAGTTTCTGGAACGACACCGTACGTTTGTACCCCACCCCTGACGGTGTGGCTACCCTGCATGTTCGAGCTATCCGTAACCCGACAGCGTTCGGTTTAGGTAGCTCTAGCGGAGCCGAACCTGATCTCCCTGACCCGTTCCATGCGGTCCTAGCTACGTACGCTATTTCTGCTGCATATTTTCAGCAGGAAGATCCCACGATGGGCAACCAATACATGGCGTTGTTCCAATCCCAACTTGACAACCTTGCCCGCCGTTACGCTGACACTCCTGCCCCGCAACCAATGATTGCGAACAGTCGGCGCTCCACCCTTTGGGCTTCTGGGCTTGGAAGGTTGCGGTACGCCAATTCTGGCGGAGTGATCTGGTAACGGCTGATGGCTCGTCAAGGATTTTCTCTTGAAGTACTGGAATCATTCTCAGGTGGACTGAATCTGCGAAGCGACCAGTTCAACCTCGCAGACAACGAATCACCCGACATGCTCAACGT